CCGTTATCCCAGGGCCTGCCCTCCCAGTGCGTGCCGAAGCATAAACTCCGGACGCCGGCTTTTGTCTCCTTCACGCAGAGCACCTGCACGCCGTTCTCCGGCGGATCCATCAGTGCATCGTGCCAAACTCCGTTTTTAAGGCTCATCCGTTACTTCCTCCTTTCCGTCCTCTGGCCTGCCGATCATACCGGAGCTCCCGCCAGTACTGACGTATCGCCCGCATATTCACGACATCAACCTTCTGTTCCTTGTTCTCTTCGTGCCAGGCTTTCCAGGCCTTGTACTCTGTACAAACACTGTGGCATAGCAGCTTGCGCCTTGTGCAGTCCTTGCAGGGGCATTTCATCCTCTTTTCGCTCTCCTCCACCCCTCAGTATGTAAACCAAGTAAACCGAAAACCACATTTTCCTATATATATATTTTTTAAATAATCTTTTATATATTTTTGGTATACTTGGTTTACAAAAGGGGTTCTATATAAGTAATACAAGGGTTTTGGGTGTATACCGACGTGTATACCAAGTGTAAACTATGTATACCAAGATCATGACCTCCAGACTGGAAAGAAGGGGTTAGTCTTTCGGAAGGCCTTCTGAAGTCCCCACCTTGTTCGAATAGGCGCGTTTGTTTTCACCCAGCCCGGGACGTTTGTGATGATCTGGGTGATCGCAATGGAATCCGCCCGCGATGGTTTGCTTTCATCCGGCTCGTTCAGCGCCATGTGCCAGAGTTCAATTACGCTCACGGTGGAGTTCGGCTCCCGCTTCATGTCTTCCAGGTACTGCTCGATTGCTCCCGTTCTCCAGTCGTCTTCCATCGCGGACTCCTGGGCCGCCCGGATCAGCTCCAGCACCTCCCGCTTCGCGAATGGCTGAAGGTTTCCTTCCTTGTACAGGTGCACCGCCTCCGCCCAGGCTTGCCGGATGTACTCCCGGACGATCTTCTCGTTGTCCAGCAGGGCGTAGCCGTCGCTGTGGACCGTTACCGGGTAAAACCGCCGGTTTCCGGTCTTGTCCGTGAGGAACTGCGGGTTGTTCGTCGTTCCGATGAACACGCACCTCCTCGGGACTGTCTGCACGTTCTTCTGGTATGGCGGCCTGTAACTGTCCTTCTGGCTCGTGATGTATGCCTTCACAGCCTCCGCCTCCTTGACCCGTGTCATGGCCATCAGCTCGCTGACCTCGCCGATCCACACGCCACGGATCGCCTCGATGCCTTCCTTCCCGCTGATGGTTTTCACTTCCTGGTAGAACTGGTCTTCAATGTTCAGCCAGCGGGTGATGGTGCTCTTTCCGGTGCCCTGGCCGCCGACCAGCACGATCATGTCGTCGAATTTGCAGCCGGGGTTGTACGCACGGTGCACGCCTCCGGCGAAGATCAGCCGGGAACACTCCCGGGTGTACTCGTTGTCGTCGGCCTTCATGACATCGTGCAGGAATTGCTCCACCCGGGGCTTCCCGTCCCACTCCAGCGCCTCCAGGATCTCCAGCAGCGGGTTCACCTTGTGGTTGTTGAAGTAGATCAGCAGCGCGTCGGTCATCTTGTTCTGGCTGTACATACTGTACGTGCTTTCGAAATATGACCGCATCCGGCTTTCCTCCGTGTCCGTCCATTCGCGCCACTGCCCCTTGCGCCGGTATTCCGGCTTTCCGGTCATCTCGTTCAGGCGGAGGTTGTCCCCGTAATGGTTGGTCATTAGCCTGTAGAAGTTGTCTATCGTAGGCTTGATCTGCAGGCCCTTCGGGTCTCCGTCAGGGATCAGGCTGATTTTGCTTTTCGGGCCTTCCTCCGCCATGCGGCCACCTCCTCCCTGAATTCGTCAATCTTGTCTATCTTGTATTCGTTGTATTGGCTTTCATCGGCCCAGGCCAGAAGGAAGGTCCACTCGTCCGCCGTCCTGGCCTGTATGTCCTTTCCCCGGATTTCCTTCATCTTCCGCAGGTCGATTGCCAGCTGGATCTCGATTTCCCGCTTCATGGCGTCCAGGCATCGGTAGATGGCGGCCACATATTCGTCCAGCCATATCTGCACCCGCTTCTGTTCTTCCGCCTCGTATGGGTTTTCCATGGCGTCCATCAGATGCAGTCCGGCGGCGTTATCCACCGCCCGGACCGCAGTCTGAAAGTTGCACCCTTCGTGCTCCATGACGAAATCGATCACGCTCCCGCCACGTCCGCATCCGAAGCAGTGCCATCCGCCGGTTCCCTTGTATACCTTGAGGCTGGCATCCGTGTCTCCGTGGAAGGGACATACAATGAAGCCGTGCTTCGGCGTGTATCCATACAGCCGGACAACCGTGTCCGCATCCACCGTGTCGCGGATCACCTGGGCGGCCTGTCTGATATCCATCTCACAGATCACTCCTCCCAAGGTATCCCGGCAGCGCCGGCACCCGTCCGTCCTTGTATAAGTCATTGAACACGTCAAACAGCATCATGACCAGCCGATCCGTCAGCGGGTTGTGCTGCCAGCCGTTTCTCTCGCCGAAGGCTGCAATGTCGTTGCTTAGTGAAAGGAAATCCTCTTCCTTCAGGATGCGCCACCTGTACCTTGTGTACAGGTCGTACGCCTCGCCGAAGATTTTGGCATCAGTTTCCGGCATTGTTTACTCCCTCTTTCCCGTCAGATACTCGATCAGCTGCTTCCCCGTGCTGTTGGGATGGCAGAACCGGAACCGCACGCCGTATTCCTCCTGCATGGTCAGCATGACCTTCCGGAGCACGTCCGGCCGGAATTTGTGCATCGGCAGCCCGTCCCAGCCGATGGGAGAGCGCCAGTTGTCCAGGCGCCCTCCCGGCAGTTTCTCCTCCACCAGGATGATCAGGCGGATTCCGCACTTCTGGGCCCGGAGGCATTCCTCCCGGAAACGCTCGTGCTCCTGGAAGCAGTTCCCCGCAAGCTCCGGCACTCCGTACTTGGTGTCGACGGAGATGTCGCCCTTTCCGGCGATCTGATAGTCGCCGACGTTGAGGGCCTGCCGGATGATCTCAATCCCGTGTGCTTCGCAGTACCTGCGGATGTTTTCGTGTTTCCCCGCCTGCTGGCGGGTGTCCTCGAAAAGTACCATCTCGCCCTCCGTCAGAAGGGCAGCTCGTCAACCTCGACGGGAGCGAAGCCGGATGGATCCACCGCCTGCACTGCCGGCGCCGTGTCTTCCTTCGGCCTCATGGGTCTAACCTTGCCGCCACGCACATCGTCCGCCGTCTCCAGCCTGCCGATCTGCGTGTAGGGGTTCCCGTTGTACACGCCCTCCCGGACGTTAATCCCGACCATTTTCCCCTTCAGTCCGGCCTCGTTCCAGTCCCAGTGATACCCGGGGTTAGAGGCTTCGATGCAGTACATCGCATTGTTGAAGGTTTTCACGTCCCATTCCGGATGCTGGCGCTTCAGGTTGTTGGGGTTCGGAATCTGCAGTTTGTAGTCGCCCTTGTATTTGGCCGGATACAGCCCGCTGGTGTTCTGGCTGTCGTTCTCGTACCGCTTGGTGTAATACCCGGTATACTCGCCCTCTACGATCTCCAGCCGGAGCACCAACTGCTGGTCGGGTTCCTGGCCCTCGATCTTCACGTTCTTGATGCCGCACACATACGCGCCAGCCGGCAGCATGGGGTACCGTTCCGCCCTGGCTTCACTTTTGAATCCTTCAAACTGTTTCATTGTTAGTTTTCCTCCATTCCATAATATGTTCTGATTGCTTTATCCACGACCGCGAGGTCATTTGGAATCTGATTTTCCGGAAACATTTCTTCCGGAGTCTTCACCGTGTCGCTTCCGGTGCTCTGTGTCAGGAATACGTGGCCCTCCGGCGTCATAGCTGTCCGCAGTACGATGTCGAAGAGGCCTTCCACCGTCAGCTTCTCGTCCAGCATCCTTCCGATGGTCTTCGCCTTGATCTTCCCGTTGGCATCCGTGTCCGTGTGGTGCAGGAAGTAGACGATCACGTCATCCGGCACCTTCCGGATCACGAAGTGAATAAGGTTCCGGAAGTTCAGCGCCATGTCCGTGAATTTCTGATAGCCGGTTTCGTTGGCACGGTCGAAGAATTCATTCACCAGCAGGTACTGGCTGTCGTCGATGACGTACTGCTTCAGCTTCGGCTCCGCCAGCGCCTTCAGGATCACGAAGTAGTTGGCGCCCTGCACGGTCTTGAACTGCTTCCGGAAAGGGAGCCGGGGCTTTTCAACCAGGAAGACCCCGACCTTCTCCGGATCCATATTCTTGATGCTGTAGGTCTTCCCTGAGCCGCTCTCGCCCAGGATCAGGACTGGAATGCCCATTATGTTTCCTCCTGTG